TGTACTAAAATAACATTTTTAAATTTTTCATATGTTGCAGGATCTCTAATAATACTCATAAAAGGTGCAAGTCCTGTTCCTGTGGAAAGCAAATACAAATTATCTGCTACAGTTAAATTATCTATCGTTAGAGTGCCCGTAGTTTTTGGCATACATATTACTTCATCTCCAACTTTTAAATGCTGTAAACGACTTGTAAGAGGTCCGTCGGGTACCTTAATACTTAAGAACTCTAACTCATCTTCGTAATTTGCACTAGCAATACTGTATGCTCTTAACAATGGCTTGTCATCTACCATTAATCCAATCATAGCAAATTCGCCGTTTACAAAACGAAAAGTTTGACTTCGAGTAGTTTTGAAACTAAATGTTTTATCAGTCCAATGGTGGACCCAAGTTACTGTTTCTTTATTCAATGTTTTGTTGCCTTAAATGATTCTATCATTGCTTGTCTTATATCGGGGTCATTCATTTTATCTAAATAATCCTTATTCAAGTCAAATGTTAGGTTTCTTTCATACAAGTCTAGTAGAGATAAATCATCTACACCTAACATTTTACATATATCTTCGAAGGATAACATGTCTAATCCTTCGGCTTTTGCATCTAATAACAATTTTAAAATTGCTTCTGTAAGTTCGTCTTCTAAATCGTTATCGTTATATGACATATTACCTCTTGAACTGGTGGAGCGAACAGGGGTCGAACCTGCGACCTTCTGGATGCAAACCAGACGCTCTCCCAACTGAGCTACCGCCCCAGTCCGTATTCTTAGCCTAAATTTCTATTTAGGTATGCTTTCATATTGTCGCCTATTCTTTGTGAATTTGCTTGAATATTAGCACTTATTTCTTCTGCGTTTGCTCGAATATTGTCACTAATTTCTTTTGCGTTTCTCATTACGTTGTCACCAACATCTTGAAAAGCCCAATCATTTTTAGTTACTTTTGCTTTCGCAGTTGTTTTTGCTTTCGCTTTTGCCTTTGGCATATTGTTCTTTCCTGTGCTTTGCACGTTTGCCTAATAATTCTTTATTACTAGGTAGCACATATTTACCGGTATTAATTAACACTAGTTTTAATATCTGGTAATTGGCGGAAAGGGAGAGATTCGAACTCTCGGTACAGTTACCCGTACTCCTCCTTAGCAGGGAGGTGCTTTAAGCCACTCAGCCACCTTTCCTATAATTTGCAGTATATATGCTTTCACGTTGTTTGTCAAGAAGTTTATAAAGTGATAAATAGTACATTATGCCAAGATTACAACTGTGGAACAAGAACAAAACTAACGACTACGGCTTTATAGATAGAGTTGTAGCAGAAAGTATCAATGCCGGTGGCACAGGAGTCTATGTACACAAATACATAGGCACATATACTGATGACTCAACAGCCAGTATTGGTAGTGGCGACTTGTATATACAAGACGTTATATTCTTAGAAAACAGAGATAGAAAATACGACACAGACATTTACGAACTACGTGGTGCATATAATATAGCAGAACCAGATTTTGATTTAACACAATTTGGCATGTTTATGTCTAATGATAGTTTGTTTATGACTTTCCACATGAACTCATGTGCAAGTTTACTTGGCAGAAGATTAATGGCAGGTGATGTTTTAGAACTACCACATTTAAGAGATGATTTACTTTTAGGTGGCGGAGAAGCAATTAACAGATTCTTCGTAGTAAGTGATTGTGGCAGACCAGCAGAAGGATATGATCCTAGATGGTGGCCTCACTTATGGAGATGTAAATTAACAAACATCACAGACAGTCCAGAATACAGAGATATTCTTGGTACTGGAGAAACTGCAACTGATTTAAGAAATGTTTTAAGCACATATAAAACAGAAATTGAAATCAGTGATAAAGTTATGGAAGTTGCCAATGCTGAAGTTCAATACGATGCTGGAAACTTTGAAGGTGGTCATTTATATGTAGATGAAAATTCAGTAGATAAGCCAGGAGTTTACTTCCCAGGCGATGGGTCTGCACCTAACGGCATAAGTATTGTTGGAAGTGGAGATTCATTCCCAATAGGATCAAACAACGGAGATTATTTCTTGAGAACAGATTTTGAACCTCATAGATTATTTAAGAAGTCAGGCAGTAGATGGATTAAAATTAGCGATGACAACAAGAAGGCTTGGAGTGCCGCTAATAAAATACTTACTTCCTTTATTAACAATGATGGTATTACAACAAACACAGATGGTACAACTCAGGCTGAGAAAACAAACCTCAGTAAAGCAGTTAAACCTAAGGCAGATAACTAATGGCTAATTTAGATTACTGGTATGACGCACAATTAAGAAGATACTTGATGCAATTCATGAGGATTTTTAATGACTTTAAAGTGTCAGAAGGTAAACGTGATGGTGCAACATTTTATAATAAAGTTCCTGTAAGATATGCTGACATGCAAAGAATGGTAGGACATATTTTAAGAAAAGGTAGTGAGAACATGGTAAATGCAACTCCTTTTATAGCATGTAGTATTAACAGTTTATTATTAGCAAGAGATAGGACAATGGATCCTATGTTAGTTAGTAAAGTACAAGTTGCTGAAAGACAATATGATACTGGAACTGCTCAATATAAAACAGATGCTGGATCACAAGAATTTCCAGGTAACTTATATTCTACAGATAGATATATGCCTGTTCCTTATAATTTAACAATGCAAGTAGATATTTGGACAGGTAATACAGACCAAAAATTACAATTACTAGAACAAATATTAGTATTATTTAATCCAAGCATACAGTTACAAAATGGTAGTAATCCCATAGATTGGACTAGTATATTTGAAGTAGAACTTACAGATATTAATTGGTCTAATAGAAGTATGCCTTCAGGAGTTGACGAAACTATAGATATTTCTACATTAACATTTACGTTACCTATTTGGATAAGTCCTCCAGCAAAAGTTAAAAGACAAAAAATTATTAATACAATTATAACAAATATTTACGATACATCAAGTGTAGCAGATTTAGGTTATGATGAAGATATATACGATTTCTTTAGGACTGTAGATTCTCAATTTGAATTACATACTTTAAGTCCTAACAATTACTATGTAGAAGTAAATGGTACAGAAGCAACATTATTTAAAACTGCTCCAACAGAAGGAACAAGTTATGATGATGGGACAACCACAAAAGCAAATTGGAATGATTTATTAGAAGTACTTTCGCCACAAGGTGACAAAGGTTCATTGGCTAATGTAAGTTACTCTTTAGACGATATACCATTAACAACAGGCAGTACTTTACAATTAAATATTTCAAATGACGTTGATGCAACTACTAATCTTATTAGTGGATTTGTTGCAAGAAATAGTATCGATCCAAGTAAATTAGTTTTTACAATAGATAGTGATACATTACCAACTAGCACATTAACAGCATTAACAAAAATTATAGATCCTACAGCAAGTTATCCAGGCGACGGTGTATTAGCCGCCGCAACAACAGGACAAAGATATTTACTTACAGCAGAAATTTCCGGTGATAATTGGGGAATATCTGCAGACACAAACGACATAATTGAATATAATGGTAGTGCATGGACAAAAGTATTTGATGCTAGTTCCATAACAACCAAACAATATGTTACAAACACATTTACAGGAAAACAATATCAATGGGAAAACGAAACGTGGACAAGCACATTCGAAGGAACCTACAATCCGGGTTACTGGAGACTGAACGTTTAGAAGAAAAGAGTATAATAGAAACATTAAACCCTTTAACTAATTTAAACAGACACAAAGGTGTTAGTGCCGCTGGTGTTTTATTCTTAGCAAAAGACACAGGCAGATGTATGTTTCAATTACGCAATTCAGATAAAAGACACAAACATACTTGGGGATTTTGGGGAGGAATGATTGAAGGATTAGAATCTCCATATGAATGTTTGCAACGAGAATTATCAGAAGAAATTGGGTTCGTTCCAGAACTTAAAAAATTAAATCCATTAGACGTGTATCAAAGCAAAGATAAAAACTTTATGTATTACAGTTTTTGTTATGTAGTAGATAAAGAATTTCAGCCAACATTAAATAATGAAAGTTGTGGCTATGCTTGGGTAAACATTGGTCAATGGCCCAAACCTTTACATGATGGTGCAAGAAGTACATTAGGACGTAATAAAGGCACTGGTAAACTGCACACTATATTAAAAATCAATATGTGATAAGTAATAGTATGTCAAAAGATATTATAAATTTTGATGCTATAAAACTTACGACAGAACTTAACAAATATAATCGACACAAGGCAATCCCTAACACATTCTTTGACGGAACATATACTATACTCGATGTTAAAGAGTTGTATCATAGCCTTTCAACAAAAGCACAAAAGATTGCCGATGATTTAATAGAGCATTACAATGTTGATGTTAAAGAAAGCGAAGAAGGATTATATAAAAGTTTTTTAAATGAGTATAAAGCATTTTTAAGAAATCAAAACACTCGTCATGAGAAGTGGATGTATTCACCTGTGATGAAAAAATACAGGAGCAATATAAATCCTGTAAGAGCAATATCGTATGACGTTCGAGAAATGGCTTACTCATATAATTCAAATGATGACCATCATGTTTGGTTAAGTCAATTAATTACAGAACCTAATTTTTATCATAGAATTATACAAGACATTATTAAAGATAGAGAAAAAGTAGATAAAATTTTAAATTACTATATACCAATATACTCTGTAGCAAATTTTAAATTGCCAATGGAAATAAAACATTTGCAAACACTAAGACAAGATTTGCTTGAATATGCTAAGTTGTTTACTGAATTTAGGACTTATGA